CCCAGATGAGTCCGGGCTGCATGAACTAAAAAGCGACACGCTCAGTAACAAAAAATTCAGGTGTCCCGGTTGCGGCCGAGCCATTTCCGCGAGGCCATTCAAAGATCCGCAAGGCGAAGCAGACAGAAAATCACAAGAAACAAAGATGGAAGAGGAAAATAAAAAGTGGATAGAAGAACACATCCAATTCCAAGAAAAATTCCTAAAGGAGAGAGACGATGAGCAGTGACAAGAAAATAAGTCTAATGGATGTAAAGAAGGCTCTAAAAGACTCCAGATTCAGACTCACGCTTCCCAAAGAAATGGAAAAAGAAGTTGATGAATTTTTAAACAATCCGGGGTGTGCTTGCCACATACCATTGTATAGAAAAGTAGTCAAGGACTGCAAGGATCAACTTCGCAAGTACTACCCCAATCTAGAGGTCCCAGATCACGAGGAAGAAGTTAAAAAACTTGCCGAAAACAACTGGTCTGTGATCAGCTGCCATATAGACGAACTTGAGAAAAGACTCAGCAAACTCGGCCCAGGAAGAAAGCAACTAGATGTCGCCAGATGGGAAGACCAAGTCACCGTTGTAATTAACGACTTGGATATAATTTTTTAGTCTTTGGGCTCAAAATCTCCCAAACAAGCTCTTAGTTCTTCCCGCCAATCCGCGGGGTGAAGAAAGCATTCTTTGATCTTTCTGCTTATGAAGACATTTTTTTGGGCCGCCGATTCCAAAAAAATGTGATTTTTATCGACGATCTCTTGGCATTTTTGTCTCGCCAGTTCCGATCTTTCGGCTTCTATTTCAATATTTTCCTCAAGATAACTGCCGAAGTATGTTATGGAGACTTTGAATTTATTCAAATAGAACCTCCTTGTACAGTTATATATTCTGTTTTAAGAAACTTTTTGACCTAACAAGTTGGCTCCATCCATCAACTTTCTGATATTTTCTATCATCTTTACTGGGTATTCCTTGTACTTTGATATTTCCACCGGAAATGCATCTTTGCTGAGTCTCCTTTTTCCGATGATCATTGCGTTTTCATACATGCGTCTCGCCTTGTCGTACCTTTGACACTTATACAATACGTCGCCAAGCAAGCACCAGAATTCGGCAAAGACAGGACAAACGGACAAGCACGACAATGCGTTCCTAGCCGCTGACTCAAGTTCTCCTGTGTGGAGTTGAACTTGAGCCATGTTGTATCTGAGAAGAATTCCTGAAATACCCGCTTTCGGATCCATAACCAAATACTGCTCGGCAAGCGATAAGAATTCTTTGTACTCTCTGTTGGCAAGATGAGAACAAGCCATGTAATAGTATGGATCAGGCGAGGTGGGTTTCTTTGCCATCCATTCCTTGCAGATGGATGCTTTCTCCTTTCTGCTGTCCGGCTGTCGTCCAGAAATAAGAATCACGCTTGGATCGCACTCGGCTCTGTCATCCACCAATGTCTCGTAGACTGGATTGACAAACTTTATGTCTTTCCAGATTCTAATCTCCTTAGAAACGATTCCTCCTTGGATCGCATATACCCTCGTCGTCTTGTCTGCGGCCTCAAGCCTCTCTCGTCCACTCGCCAAAACCTCCCAAGGCTCTACGTAAAAATTCATGCCGGACCCAATAAGGCCGTTTCTGGCTTTTGAATAGTCGCCATCCCACCTTGTTTTTACGACCTCCGCCCCGTATTTGGCACAAATCTGGGGTGTTCCATCGGTAGATCCCAAGTCCCCGACCACAATCCTTCCGACCCCCGACAGCGACGTTAGAGTTTTTTCAATCGTCGCCGCGTTGTTTTTGACAAGAATTTGTACCGTTAACATTGGATCTTTCGCTCAAAAGGAATTCCACGGCCTCAGCCTCCCTCGTCATCCCCAAGACCGAATAGTGCCTTTTTAAATCCTCGTAACCCTTGTCTGCGAAAGGGTTTTCCATGATGAACAAGAGGGCCGACAAAACGCCCTCGTATCCTGATTCTTCCATTTTTCTCTCTAGTGGCCTCACTATTATAGGATTGCCCGAAAAACTTTTAAATTAGCCATCCGGTATTTGGGGGACAATGAATGAGTATCTGAATAATAAGACCTTTGAAAGTATCATAAACCAATTCCAAGACTCTAAGAGGGAAAGACAAAGACTCCTCATAATAATGGACGAGATAAGAGGAACAATAGAAAGAAAAAAGACTAGAAAAGTTAAAAGCAACGAAAACAAGTCGGCACTCAAAGAAAAGGAAGAACTTCTCAAGAACACAGATAAAAGCCACGAGGAGTCCAAGCAGAAACTTGCCTACGCTTTTTTCACCCTCTCCGAGAACATAGTGCGATATGCCAAGTTTCAACTCATAGACTCCGACGATGCTATTCAAGAGGGCGTAATGATATGCTTTGACAAGATAGGGAGGTTCGACTCTAGGAAGGGAAAAGCCTTTAATTACATGACGACTTGCATATTAAATCACTTCAGACAACTATACAGAACTGCAAGAAACTACAACGAACTAAAGAAAAAATACCTGAACCACATGCAGATACTTGAGGGCAACTCTTCATTCAACAATGGAAGAGTTATGTTTGAAAATGGCCAATCGTAAAGTGATGTTGATTTTTTTTAAACAATCTGTAACACTTATTTCATGAGCAATATAGATCATATTGAAAGACAAGAGCTTATAAAGAAGCTCATAGACAACGGATACGAAGATATAGTCAACGCCCTTCTGGACGATGAAAAAAAGGTTTATACCAAGAAGGGAAGATTAAATAAGAGTGGCGCGTGTAGGAAGTTAAAACTGAAAGCCAAACAGCTTGAGGATAAACTTGCGGAGATGCGCGAACTACTCAAGAAAGATATAGAATAATCACGCAAACCCAGCGCCACCGCCCGGATTTATATCTCCCGTGAACGATGAACCGCTGTCGGAACAATCTTTGGTGTACGCCCTGTCGTACCTCAAAGTCATCTCCACCGTAACGACATCTTGGTTACTCATGTCAAGATCTCCCCACTCTATGTTATTGGGCCATATATTGCTGTATACCCATTCTTCCATAACATCGCCGCACCCGCTGTACATCTTGAGTCTTCCGGTCTTCTTGAAGGCCCCCGGCGCAGGTGCTCTCCAAGTTCCTTTGTCGTCGCACGGCTCGTAAATCTGTTTTAGCCACTGAAATATGGGATTCTTATTCCCCTTCAATTCGTAAAGGGTCAAGTTTATAGGCTTCCAGTCCGGCTTTCCGGGAAAGTATATCGTCTCGTTGAGGTGCTGGGCCTCGATTTCTTTAAAACTGAGACTAGGCCGCGCAGCCTTATCTGGAGGCAAGGCGCTAGTTCCGTCATCACAGATCTCGTCTATGAAGAAAAGCCATCGGAACTTTCTCATCAGACACAAGTCTTCGCCCCCAAGCCTCCCCAGCCCCATTCTTTGTTCCATCTCTATCCTCCAATATAAATAGAGTCATCAAACGAAAAAGGCCAGCGTTTCCGCTGGCCTTTTTGTTTGATTTCCTTTTTGTTAGTCTTAGCGGACGGCGTCGCCAGAGAAACCAACGCTCGGTAGCGATGTGGTTGCACTGTCTCCCCCTGCACTCATGCCCAAGACGCCACCAGCGCTCGTGCTGCAAGGGCAGCACGTAGAGGTGGGATCCCTTCCGCACAAGTTCTTGTACGAGACATTCGCGTACCTTACGGTAACTTCTACCGTTGCCTCTTCCGAAGAAGAATAATCCAGTTCGCCAAAGTTGACGGCTTGGGGCCAGCAGTCACCCAGAGTCCATCTCTCCATGGGATCTCCGCAGCCTGTGTACATAGTACAGATTCCAATTCCGGCGTAGCAACTCCTTCTCGAGTTCTGCTGGAGACCCAGCGGATCGGTGAAATTATAGACATCGGCGAGCCAGTCCCACAAGGCCATGTTGTCGTCGCCGCTCACATCATAATACGTGACGGTGATCGTTTCCCAAGTGCCCTTTCCGGGAATGTAGGTCTTTCCGTTGAGGAAGTTTATTTCTGTTTCCTCTATTGAGATGTTTGGACGAGCAGCCATTTTGACAAAGCTCGCCGGAACATCTGCCGACACCGTTGACGCGGCACCGGTGTTGTTCCTTCTGACCTCAAAAGTCCATCTAAACTTCCTCTTGTGGGTGACTTGATCTCCACCCAACTTTCCCAAACCCATTTGAATCGCCATGTTAATCTCCTCTTTTTATGATTTCACTTATCAGAAGGTGTTCGAACCGGCATCGAAACTTCCGGTTCTGTGGATGCTGAACTCAAGGAACATGAACTCTACGGCCCTTGTCGGCTGAACGCCGATTCTGGCTCTGAATTCGTTCCTGTCAATCACGTCAGGCGTATTCAGTTCTGTGTCAGCCTTGATGATGAATGCCGTCAGACCTCTCGCTATCTGAACCTCGCGCAGAATTCTTGTGGCTATCTCGATGAACTTCTGGCGGAAGATGTCGTCGTGCGGTTCGAACAAAAGTGCCCTGGACGCAGATCTGATTCTCTTCTCTATCGCAAACATTAGCCTTCTCACGTTCACACGATCCAAAGCGGTCGGCTTGCGTTGCAAGGTCTTCTGGCCCCACACGACGAAGTCTTGGAAGTCCGCGTACTGGACGA